ACGGGTTTCTAACATAGGATGTAATACATATGCCACTACCAAACGCACCTGATTATTCACAAAGAATATACGAGCTACTCAAAGAAACCGATCTGGAGAATTTATCTTATGCACAATTCCAGGCAGTTGCAGAAAAAATCTTTATTGAGCCTGAGAATGAAGATGAAATGAGAAGATTAGTCCTGGTACAATTAGCTAGAATGGCTGTGCGTGGTGACTGGAACGGATTCTTAACTGGCGGTGGCGGTGGTGGTGGCGCTCCAACAGATGCAGAGTATGTTGTAATGTCATTAAATGGTACTTTGACTAATGAAAGAGTATTAACTGCAGGTGCGGGAATATCAGTAACAGATGGCGGACCAGGATCTAACGCAACAATAGCTAATACTGGCGTAACTTCAAATGTAGCAGGTACAGGAATTTCAGTATCTAGTGCAACTGGTACTTCAACGATCACTAACACGGGTGTAACTTCGTTGGTTGCAGGTACTAACATAACATTGAGTCCTGTAAGTGGCGTTGGTGATGTAACAGTAACCGCCGCAACCCCGACAGGATTAGCTCCAAATGACGCATCCTATCTTACTCTCGGTTTAGATGGCGATCTAACTAATGAAAGAGTCTTAACAGCCGGCCCAGGAATATCATTTACAGATACAGGTCCAAACGGAACATTGACGGTTGAAGCAACCGGCGGCGGTGGCGGCGCAGGGTATCAAGCGGTTCTGCCAACAGAAGACGGTAGTTTTCCCCCTGTTAATAGAACATTATGGCTAGTATCTTGCATGCCACCTTGGGGAAGTACTTCTCCGGCTACAACTAGCGCAACTACTGCAAGCAGTTCACCTTACTTTAGGCCGTTTATTTCCCCCGTTACTGGAACAGTTACAGAAATACAAGTTAATGTTAACTCGACTACTGACACCCCTGATTATAAATTAGGAATATACAGCGATTCAAACGGATTGCCAAACAGTAAAATCGCAGAAGGAACAGTTTCTATTTCATCGACCGGAATGTTGGCATTATCTACCTTTACTGGAACACCTGCATTAACAGCAGGTACTCAATACCATTTTGCCTGGGTTAGAGTAGATACAAGTGGAGCAGGTAATTTTACGGCTGAGGATGCGAATAGTTGTTTCAAATGTTCACCAGTTGGTCAAACTTATACTAATTTGACATTTATCGGAACAACTGGGTCTGTAATTGCCTTATCAGGTTCTAACAATACTTTACCAGCAACTGTTTCAACTGGTAACTTAAATCCGTTTTCTAATAATCCAATTCGATTCGGTTTAAGGTGGGATTAATGCCTAAACCAAAACCCGACCAAGTGATAAGACATGAAATCGTCCTGGGACGATCTGAAAGAGAATTAATTGAAGGCGCATTAGTTGCTTACCAGGTAAACAAAATATCTACGCCACTTATAGCTCTAATTTCTGACGCCTCTGCTATGGGTTTAATTTTTTCAATAATTGGCGGTTATTTTGGAATTAAATATGTATTATCGCCAGGACTAACTGAAGTTAGCGAAATATATGATGATTTTAGGAATCAACTTGATGCAGCAAAAGCAGCAGGTGTTGATATTGATGTGGTTGGTATTGCTACTGATCCATCCACTTACACCAATGCATTCTTAGAAGGTTTAGATGCAATATTTGGTCGTTAATACCCCCTATTGAGGCATCTTCTTCCAAAACTTGAACCTATTATTCTTGAGTGCTTTGTTCTCAGCCTCAAGAGCGTCTATCTGTTTGTTTAGAGTTCCAATGATCTCCTGATATTTCTTCCGTTCATATGGAGCAATTACAACGCCTTTGTTAGCTCTAACTAACTTACCTGTATATTCTCCATCATCATCACGCTCCTTAGTCCATACAGGACTAGTGTAATACCATTCAATAGCGGCTGATACATTTTGACTCATGTAGCCCTTTCTTGATTTCTTACGAAGTAATTCAGAAGTATGATCGTGCAAAGTAAACGAATGCAATATTTTACTCATCCTTCAACACACCCGCCACATTCAGGACATTCATGATAAAGAATCAATGACTCTTGTTCTTCTATGGTTGCATAGAGATCGTCCCATACTGCTGGATGTAATGTATAACCTTGACAGCAAGCATTATCACAATTACATTCAAACTTTCTTTGACACATTTCAGAATAACAATACCAATATGTCATTATACAACCTCACTTAATTTATGACCCGCACCTTCAGGACAAGACATCGCCTGTATGATCCTTACATCTTCAAAGGTGTTTACTAAAAACTCTAGTTGACATTTACAACATCTTAGATTCAATATACATCACCAAACCGTTCCTGTCTTGACACTGGTTCAAGCAACCAATCGCCTTTACATCCTGCACAATCTTCCACCATCTCTCCTGAGTAAATCCCTGCTTCATTTGGATCAGTTGTATAACCTGCTCTATTAGGCATCCAATACACAGGCTTAGACCATCTAAAATACCCGTCTTTCATCTTGCATTCGCTTCGTTTTAAGCATATAATTCTGTAAGTTCTTTTCATAGCCAATCCTCGCTTATCATGTCTTTACATCGTTCACAGATGCCCCATAAATGGCCCTTCTGATCTTGATGACATTTTCTTATTCTGCATAAACAGCATTTGTTGTGTAGTGGTGGCCTCGCGTCCATAATATCGATTCTGACCTGTATGGGCTATATAATACACGCGGCAAATTTGCCGCAGAAAAAAACGCCAGTTTTTTTTGACAAAATGCGATTGCATATCGCCTGCTAAGGTACTTAGCGACTCATGATTGCATTAAAAGGATTGGGATTGGGGTTATGGGGGGTTTTAAGAGCCGATGGGGGATGGGACGGGCCATGATGGAGACGCTCTATATTATAGGAACGATAATTTTGGGTTTTGGCGTAGTTTTCAAACTATTAATTGACCTGGGACATAAGATTGAAGATGGATTAGTTGAATTAGACGAAAAATTAGCTATGGCTATACGATCAGTTGTTGAAAAGATACCTGGATTAGGTGAAAGTGAACCAATTAATCCGATCCAAATGGCAATTGGTCAACTTATAGCTAACATGAGCCAACAAAATCAACAACCACAGATGAAAGTTATTCAAAGAGACGAAAAAGGTCTATTTGTTAAAGAAGATTGATAAACCGTATAGTTAGGTACGAAACACCATGGCTCGTAGAAAAAAGTCAAGTCCACGCCGAAGAAGCAGAAGTGTTTCACTATTGAATGTAGCAGAAAGTTACGCTTATGCTAATGTATTAACATCCGGTCTAATGGGAACATCTCCTGTTGGATTTATTACTGGTGATACCGATCTAAAGATGGGTTCAAGAAGAATCGGTTCAAGTGTGGGCGGATATACTATGGAAGCATTTGTCGATAACCCTGATGGTAAGATTTCTTTGGGTGATATAGTGTCTGCACCGGATGCAGCATTCGCAACAGTTCAAGATAACTTCATGAATAATTATCAAGCAATGGCAATACAGTCAATTGGTATCGGTTTATCCTTTAGATTAGGAAAAAGATTACTAAGAAGGCCTATTTCTAATGTAAATCGTAACATCTTCAAACCTTTGGGAGCAGGTTTCAAAATATAAGAGGTGATCTAAGATGACAACACAAAATGTAACAGGTGTCCTAAACTGCTCAAGCGGTTTCAAAATCCCTCTAAACGCAACAATCACAGATGATGCAGAAACTTCATTAACTACAGATACAAATTTTTCCGTTACCAGCCAGCAAATCGGTGATTTTGCTCCTGGTCAAACAGTAACATCAGGTATTGTAACAGCAGATGAAAACATATCATACGCATACATTCTAAGAAAGGGATTAATTCTTTCTTTAGTTCCTTTCGCAGTAAAAGGTGTAGCTTGTGGCACACCAAACCTAAGTCGCCCTGTAACTCTACAACCAGGAGATCAACTTCGTGTGTTTACAATGGTAGCGGCTGCCCGTAATGCGTCTCTTGCGGTAGTAACCAATCAAGGAACACCTAGAATCTTCATAGGTACAGCTTCAGGTGCGGCAACGACACAGCTCTTGGATTTACAGACTTCGAATTCTGTGGGTGACACGCTCACCGGCCAGGTAATTACAATGGCACAATTTACTTCAGTAGATCAAGCATTAATTACTAGCGTGGCAGGTGGCGCACAAGTAACAATGTCAAACGGTAATTTGGCGGGAGCAGTTCCGGCAACAGATCCGATTGAAGTACAACCTTACATGAAGCCATGCTCAATTCCTGTAGCTCTAAACTTCACAGCACAATACATAACTTCTGCTTAAGGTGATTTAATGAAGATGACAAAAGCACAAGGTCGCAGAAGATTATCAGAAATGGAATCTAAAGCGTTTAAGCTGTTAGGTGCTGGATATATTTCATTAAAAGATTTTGAAGCAGTTCAAAAAATTGTTAAAACAAGATCAAACCAATTAAAGTGATATGATATGTGCCCTTTGCCAAATGCTGAAAGGAAGTCCTCAAGGATATATCCTATCATGCAAGGCAAGACGCTTGAAGAGATCGCAAGTGGTGAAAACCCTACTATCGATAATGTAGGTAAACCATTGGATGTGATGTTGCTTAATGAAGATGAATTAAGAAGATTAGTATTAATTAAGTTCGCAATTACTTGCTGTGCTGGTGATTGGGACGGGTTTCTAACATAGGATGTAATACATATGCCACTACCAAACGCACCTGATTATTCACAAAGAATATACGAGCTACTCAAAGAAACCGATCTGGAGAATTTATCTTATGCACAATTCCAGGCAGT